TTCTTCTTCTTCAGTTTCAGTTTCGTAAATTTCTGCTACTACTCCTTCTTCTTCTACAGAAAAACCTACACCGTCTTCTGTTTCGTATTGTCCTACAGGTAACGCCATAGTCGTACCGTCTTCTGCAAGTATAGCAATATCTACACCCGCTGTTAATTCGTCAGCAGAACTTACAATTATTGTACCATCGATAAGTTTAGCCTGAAATTCTAAGTTAGTTGCTTCGTCTTTGTTAAGACCTAAAGCTTTTAAGATTTGTGTTTTTAATTCCATTTTAATTTTGTTTTATACTATATAATATAATTGTTTGAGTTCTATTTGATTTTACCTTCTTCTTTCAGTTCTGCGTAAGCTTTTCTTATGTCTTCGTCTGTGTATTGTTTTCCCATTTGTTCTAACCGATTGACGAAGTAGCCTTCAATGCTTAAACCGCGCAACTCCCCTTCTTTTATCTTATTCCAAAGATCGTCGTTTTCTATTTTCATTTTAACAAACCAAGTACCGTCGCTTAAATCAAAACCGTAAAGTTTAGACTTGTCTTGGTCACCTTCTTTTATCCAACTTTCTACCGTTAAAACTCCCGCTACTCTTTGTTCGTGTTGGTATGTTGCTTTGTGGTGGTTGTTGTGTTTTAAGTAACTATAAGCTGCCTTCTTTACAGTATCTTTTGAAAACCAGACGTAATAGTCACTGTCTGTATTAGCGTCGTATCTGTATATCTGTTTGCAAGGGACGAGGGCGGCTGATATTAACTCCCTTTTTTCTTCGTCTACTTTAGCAAAGGTTAAGTTATTCTTTTCTTTACCAAAAAATACAAAGTCTACTTCTATAGCTGGTGACGTTACTAAACTAATTGCGTCAATTGCTAAAGCTTCGTTTTCTTCGTCTATAACTAATTCTGTGATTTTAGTTGTTTTCTTTTTCATATACTATATAATATAAGTTATTTGTTATTATTTGATTTTTAGATCGTACTTCTTCTATTTATGTCTGCCATCTGTGCTTGACTATCCGTAATTTCACTTTCTACAACAAACGCCTTAACAGCTGGTTGTTCTTGTGCACCACCTAAACTAAAAGCACCTGTACTTGCTGGTAACATAGGTTCTGTTACATCTGCACCACCGCCTCCACCACTAGCACCACCTATTTTTTCACTTTTAATATTTGCTATTTGTGCTATACCCATTGCACCGTGTATACCTGCTTGTATAAGCCCCCAAGGCGCCGGTATGTCTGATACTGCACGCATAATAGACTTACCCGTAAAAAATGCAGTTTCTGCAATAGCTAAGTTCTTTTGTAGTTTTTCGTTTTTACCTCCTAACTTTTTAGCTAAAGCAAATCCTTGTGAACCTAGACTGTCTTTAAAGTCTGCTATTTTTTGTAGTCGTTCTTTTTCTTCTGCTACTGCTTTATCTCTTGCCGCTTTAATTCTGTCGCTGTTTTCTTGCTGCTCTTGCCAAACTCTATCTGAATGTTCTTTTATAGCTCTATCGTATTCTTCTTGCTCTTTTTCTTGTTGTGTTTGTATTCTTTCTAACTCTAAATTATCGTACTTTTCATTTATCAATAAGATTTGTTCTCTTGCGTTTTCTGCGTTTGCAACTTTTTCTAAGTGTATTTGTCTGTCTTGTTCTATTTGTGCTGCTGCTCGTTCGTTATCGTCTTCTATTCTTAGTAATTCAAGTTCTTGTTCTAATGTTCTTAGTTCTTCTGCTTCTTGTATTCTTTGTGCTTTTCGTTCTTCACGTCTTCTTTTTCGTTCATCATCTCGTTCTTTTTCTTTTTGTGCTGCTTTTTCTTCTGCTGCTATTTCTTCACCTATTTTTACTATAAGTCCGTCTATTCTTGTTACTTGTCTTTTGTATTCTTCGGCTGTCCTACTTAATTCTGACCGTTTTAGTTTTAAGGTTTTTATTTCTTCTTTACTTAAATCGTCTGTATTTTTTAAAGCTTCTTTATTTTCTTTTTGTAGTTCAATAGTCTTTTTTAATCCGTCTAACTGTTTGTTTAAGTTTTTAGTTTTTATTACTAACCGTTTTTCTGCGTCTGTTTCTGCTTTTGCTAGTTCTTTTTGTAAATCCCTTTCTTCTAAAAACTTTTCGTTTCGTCTTATTGTCGCTTCTGCTAACTTTATTTGTTCTGCTGTTAGGTCTTTTGTAGCTTTACTCCAATCGTAAACCGCTTTACCTATAGCTATAATTGCAATTACTAAAGCACCTATTCCTGTTGCTGCTATTGCGAATTTTAAAGCTTTTAAAGCTACAGTAGTAGCACTAACCGCACCCGTTAAAACTCCTTGTGCTGTAGCCCATACACCCGTTGCTATAGACCTAGCGTAAGTAACTGCAATACCTGCTTTATCTCTAACTAAAGCTAGTTTTTCTAAAGCAACCCTTTTAGCAGTAGTAAGCATTAAAGCCGCTTCACTCATCATACGTATACCTTGTGCTATTGCAATTGCAGATTGTACTTTAACTTGTAGTTTTTCTAGGTTTTCACTTTCAACACCTGCTAACGCCATAGCTCCTTGTGCTACTGCGAAACCGCCGGCTATACCTTCACCCATCTTTAGAAACGCCTCTGCCTTTTGTTGAGGTTCTAAACCTTCCATTTTCTTTTCTAAAGTCTTTACTTCAGAACCTGCTTTTTGTATTTTGTCTGCTAATTTATTAAAAGCGTCACTACCTACTTCAACTTCTTTTATAGCTTGTCTAGCTTGGTCTAGTTCTTGTTCTAACTGTCCTAAAGTCTTTACAGCCTTGTCTCCTCCTTTTAGTTTTAATTCTAACTCTACTTTTTCACTCATTTTTTAAAATGTTATGTTTGTTTGTGTTTCGTGTAAATATACCGTAGCATTCCAAATATTGTTTACTCCGTTACGATCTGAAACCGCTATTGTCGCTGTACCTGTTGCTACTTCTACTACATTACTTGTACCATTTACTCCGTCTTTTCCTATATTTATATTCTTCTTTGTTACTATTGTAGTTGTATAATCGTCTGCTACTCTAATAACTGCCTGTATATGTCTGTAACTAAATAAACCTGCTGTACCACTTGCACCCCCTATTTCTAATCTTGTTAAAAATATTTCTAGTCCTAAAATACTATTGTTTTGTAGGTTTATATACTCATCGTCTAAGTCTAATACCTTCATATTAGTAGTGGTATTGTCTGTAGTATTACAAGTTAGTTGTATTACTGACCTTTGAGGTTCATTTACTTTACTTGAACCACCGCCACCTTGTACGAACTCACCTTGTCGTAAAGCTTTACCATAAGAACCTATTACAGTAGCGTTATTTATACCATTGTTTATAGTATTATTTTCTCCACTTATTAAACAGTTTTCGTTAAACCCTTTTGCAGTGTTTAGTGTTCCGTTTATTATAGACCTTGAAGTACCTTTATCTGTTGTGTTACTTACTCCTTTAATAGTATTAGAAGGTTCTTTTAGTTGTTCGTCTAGTTTCGACGTAGGTATAAAAGATATACAAGTACCTGTTAGTGTGTCGTATTTATAACCGTACGCTTCACAAGCTAACTGATTAGGTACTACATCGTTTGTACCGTCTGTAAAAGTAACTAAACCGTTTAAATTTACTTCTTTAGGTTTTATTTTAAAGTCTTTTTTAAATTCCATTAAGGTATTAAGATTAATTCTACACTACTTAATTCGTAAGGTTTGTAGTCTATTTTATTTACTCTATATTCTCTATTCTTTATTCTTATTGTATAATAGAACTCGAAGTTTGCAATGTCTGACGGTGTTAAATGTATCTTTATATTAACAAGTCTTGTATCTGGGTTGTATAGTTCATCGTAATACGGCGACCAATACGTATTGTATAAGTTATCTATAGGTGTGTTACCTATTGAACCTATTAACTGTCCTGTTCTAAAATTATAGTCTTTTGTATTTGCTGTTGTTGGTGTTTCTGTTAAGTGTGAAAACTGTAAAAAGCTAGATTGGTTTTCACTAGACAAACTATTTTGTTCTGGTATGTAATATGTATTGTTAGACATAGTAACCTTACCTATATTATAAAGTATTCTAGGTTTGTTGTCGTAACTTTCAAATGTTCCGTCTTCGTTACCTTTATATATTACGGGTACAGTCATTTCTGTAGTAAATCCGTCAAATATAGGTTTAACAAATGTAGAACTAAAAGGTTTTGCTTCTACTTTAGTTTCACCGTACAGACCTGTAAATATACTTGCGTCTATTTCTTCAGATCCGTATTGGTAACCTGTTGCGTTTTTATAAACTCCTAAAGGGTAGTCGTTACTGTCTTCTACAAAGTCTAAAAATACTTTTTTCTTTAGTTTTAAAGGTTTTAGTTTAATTTCTGATATATCTACTTTAGAAGTCCAGTCTAAAGTCTTGTGTGTTATGTATTGACTTGCTGCGTCTATAAATACTGACTTATAAGGTTCTATAATTAAATTACTAGAGTTTTGTTTGTCTTGTATTACTAATAAGTTAAACATAGTAAACAATCCTTTTAAAAACTCAAATTGTCCTAAGTCACCACGTAATACATTAAGTATGTTATTACTTACTAAATTAGTTTGCGAAATAACAGAGAAACCCGTATAATCTGTAAACTTAACTACTGAACCTGCAGTAGCTTTAAATTGTGGTTGTATAGTTTCACCTGAAGCTAGTAAAGCACCACTAAAACCACCAGAAATTGTACTAGTAGTCCCTGCTGCTAAAGTAACTGTAGTTAAATCGTATTCTGTTCCTGTAGAAGTAACCCAACTAAAAGTAACGTCACGACTAGAACTGTCTGTATTTTCTATAGTAACATTATAAGATGCGCCAAACTGTAAATTGTTTACGTCTGCTGTATATACACCCGTTGTTGTGTTGTATTGTGGTAAAGGGGGTGCGTTAGATCCGAGCTGACCTGTTGTTAATGGTATTATGGTAGTATAACTTGTACCTGCGTAAATTGTAGAAGCTCCTGTTGGTGCGTCTATTTGTACGTGCATACTACCTGTTGCTAGGTTCGGTACACTATCACCAAAATTAAAGTCCATAAATAGTTTCGTAAAATCTGTACTATTTAAAAAGTCTGAACTATAAGTAAATCCTGCTTCTGTAATTATCCGATCTAATAAATACTTGCAATTTATAAAAGGTCTAAAAGCGTCTTCAAGTGTCTGTAGTTTTACGTTACCTGCGTCTAAGTAACTGTCGCCGTTCCATTTAATAAACGGGTATTTAATTACGTCTGTCTTGTCTACTCCTAAAGTTGCGTTATATGCAAAACTATCTGTAGATAAACTACTAATTAAACTTACTCCGTCGTTACTTTCAAAACTTTGTTTTATATTTGTTTTATTGTAATTGTGTGAAAGTTCGGTAAAGTCAATATGTTTAAATTTCTTGTCTTTTAGTTTGTCTGCTAGTGTTATTGTTTCACCGTATAAGTTTACATTATAACTTATTTCGTTTTGTTTATCTACTACGTCTATTAGTGTTAGGTAACCGTCAAAGATTGTGTAACCGTCTTCTTTTAAAATAGACTTTGTTTTCTTATAAGGGTTAAAACTAAATATGTCGTCATTAACAGACTTTGTTACGTCAAATAGACTACTAAATATCTTATTGTTTCTTTTAGTTGCTGGTAGCCTAAAAGGTTTACTAAAACTTTGTTTCTTTTCGTGTACGTTTTTAAAGTCGTCTACTGATAAACTTAAAGGTATATTACTTTCGTTATAAAGGTCGCAAATAACTTGACCGTCTTTAAATACATCTACTGTTGGTGCACTAGCTACGTCTTCTTTTATAGATACTTCGCCTATTTCTAAATTACTATTGTCGTCATTTACATAGTTTAATAAAAATACTTGTTCTGTGTGTGTAGCTGTAAATGTAAAGGTGTGTGTTCCTACAGTGTTCGGTAAAATTACAAATGGTAAAGGGTTGTATGTCGTACCTGAAACAGTCCAAGTACCACTGTGTCCTAAAGTAACTACACCTGTTGTACCTGCTAGTCGTTGTACTTTTAAAACGTATGTAGAACCTATTTGTAGATTGCTTATAAGTTGATATATACCTGTTAAACTTGTAGAACTTGCACTATCTAAAGTTATCTTACCACTTGTAACAGTAGCTGCGTTAGCACTTGTAAATGAACCCCCTGTTACGTTATATTGTTGCCAAATATTTAAAGGTATTAAGTTACTTATTGCTGCTCCTTGATTTCCTGCAGAACCACTAAAACCAGAACCTAGTGTACCTATGTTAAAAGAATAGTCACTAACGTATTCTGTAAAAAAAGGTGTGCTAATTGAACTGTATTGACCTTCGTAGTTTTGTGGGTATAATATTAGTTGTACGCTCATTACATTAATTGACTTTTCTTAGTTTTATCTACTTCTATTTTAAATGTATATTGTATTAGTCTGTCGTTAGCTTTTGTTTTCCTTGTATGTTTTTTATCTATTATAGTTGTAGGTTTTATATACTTTCTCATATAACCTTCTTGTGCGTTGTCTGTAGATCTTTGTTCTAATATATAAACATCGCTACTTATAAATAGTTCTTCTAACCAAATAGCCTCGTCTTCTGTTATGTAGTCTGTATTTAATACTATCATTTCTTTTGTATTACTACCGAAGTATTTTTTACCGCCTGTATGTCCGTCTGGTCTAAATCTGCTTGTATTCCAAGTACCCGTTATTTGTGTATAAGACTTTCGTTGTGTATTAAAGGTTCTAACGGACTTTTTAGTAAAGTTGTAGTAATCCCATACACCGAACTTATTTAACCACGTTAAACGTATCGTTTCGTATTCTTTACAGTCTTCTGTTTGTTTGTAAAAACTATAAGTGTCGCTTATTTGATTGTTAGTTTGGTCGTAAGCTATAACTGTGTAGTAGTCCCAATTAGTCGGTATTGTTTCACCTGCTCCTACTAAGTTACCTGTACCTATTCCTGCGAATTGTAGTTTAGTGTTGCTGTCGTTCATATACCCTGCGTGTCCTCCTGTCGAAGCTTGTATTGTTTTCGTTATTAAAGAACCTGTTGTACTTCCGTTATAGTAGAATTGTATCTTAACATATTTTACTGAAGGGTATTGTTGTCCTGCTGTACCTACTTCAAAGTCCCAGTCGTACTGACTAAAATAAGATAAGGTTAAGTAGTCATTTTCTCGTATGTATTGTGTAGTCGGTGCGTTAGTTAAAAACTTGTCTGTATTACTATTCATAACAAACCCTGCTTCGTCTAAGTTAAACCCAAAGTTTCCTGTACTATTTAAGTTTAAAATATCCGTATCGTATAAAACACCATTATATATTAAAACAGTATCTGCAATAGTATCACTTCCGTATTGTTCTGTTACGTTACCTGTAGCACTATCTGCGGCTTCTATATTAAACCTTACTGCTACAAACCTAACACAATTTCTATTTGTACTAAAGTCGTCTATCTGGTGTATAGTGTGGGGTGTGTTTTCTGTATAGTCTACTCCGTTGTATTGCGAATTATTTGTATTGTTAGTATTGTGTACTGTACCACCTGTATATTCTGGTGTTACATAGTTCTGTAAAATAGGTGATAAGTCAAATATTCCGTAACCTTCGCCGTTCGGTGTTACTTTAAATACTCCTACTCTATTAGCACTAGAAACTATATTTGCAGTTTTGTTACTTACATATACATCTGCTGTATACTTTATTTTAAACTTATTGTTTTGAGGGTTTATAGTTACTGCGTCGTATAGTGTGTAAATTATATTACTACCTGCTGGTATAAGTCTATATCTTGGTTTTTGTTCTATAGCTAAACTCATTTCTTAAATGTTTTTATTTCGTTTAATATATCTGTTTTAAAATGTTGCATCATATCCTTTTTAAATTTGTTGAAACTATAGCTTAAGGGTTGTGTGTAAAAACTTGCTGCTGGTATTCCTTTACGTTTAATACCTCTAGCTATTAGAAACGCTAAAGACTTTCTAGTTATAAACCTACCTTTACGGTCACGTCCTTTAATACCTCTGTTACCTATCCAACCTTCTATAACTGAACTAGGGGGTTGTTTCTTAAATTTAAAAGGACTTACTTTTCTTTTACCGTCTTTATCAATATACGTTCTACGTCCTTCTGTACCTGAAACCCCTTTGTTTACAAAAGCTGCATATTTACTAGCCAAAAATTGTATGTCGTAACCGTCTTTAGTTTCTACGATCTTATACCTTAAAGACTTAGATAGTTTACCCGTTACATTCTTACCTCTTTTTTTTAAGATACCTCTAGCTTGTCTTACAATATATTTACCGTAAGATTTTAAGTAGTTTTCTAAACTGTCGTATTTTAAACCAAACGCCATTATACGCTAGCTACAAATACTTCTACTTTAATATCGTTAGTAGTTATAGGTCTAACTTGTATGCTAGCTAAGTCCTCCATAGTTCCAAAACTTGGTGAAGTGTCTGCCTCTGCTAGTAGTATATCGTCACCGTTATATATTACGTGTGTAGCACCCGCTCTTAACCTTACTTGGTATAACGTAGCACTTCCTACAAAAGCTATTTCTGCTTCGTTAGTATCGTCTAAGTTAGTTATTCTAATATACTTTGCGTTGTCTTTGTCTAAAGCTCCTGTAGATGAATGAGGACTTGCCGCAAAAGCTACAATAGTTGTAGTTTGTGAGTGCGTACAAGTTTCTACTCGTTCGTAAGTGTGGTTTATACCTGTAGTTGTTAGTGTGTTTGTAGAACCTCTGTTTGTTCCGTTAATTATTACACTTTCTGTAATCGTAATTTGTAAGTCTGCCATTGTTATATTCTTATTGTTATTTTAAAAAATCCTATTTCTATTTTATATTTACCTATTCTTATTTTGAACATATCGTTGTGTTGTCTATTGGTATGTTACAACTATTTAATTCGTTTTCTACTGTTATTGCAAAAGACATAACCCAACCTGTTACTGCGTTATCAAATCGTTCAGTAAAAGGTTCTATTGTAAAGTCGTTGTCTATAAAGTACCTTTGTTCTTCACCTGCTGCTGCGTCGTATGCGTATAGTATTTCACCTTGTTTATATATTGCTATTATATCATTCATTATTTCTAAACAATCACTTAATACTTCTTGTTCGTTACTTTCGTCTGGTTCTACTAAGTCCATTACAAATAACTGAAAGTTAAACGATCTTGTGTTTTGTCCTACCGTTACGTTTACGGGGTTAATATGAAACAAAGGAAATAGTGTATTCTTTTCTAAATCGAGTTCCCATAAATCACCACTTGTAACAGTATGTATATTTAAGTGTTGTTCTCCTACACACTTTAAGGTATCTATTACGTTATTGTAACTTTTAAATCTTATGCTGTCTATACTCATTTTCTATTTTTTGGTTTACGTCTTTTTTATAACTCATAAATGTTAAACATTCGTACGCTGGTTTCTTTACTACTTGTTCTACGTTTAAAAAGTTTTCGTTTGCTAACATATAGATAGCGTTGTACCACCCCCACTTTTTAGCTAGTCCGTCTTGACTAAATCCGTCTTCTTCATTTTCTCTATTAAAGACTTCTTCGAATTGATTAAAAGTTGAGTTGCGAAATCGTAAAAAAAAACCGAAGCACCGTTAAAGTCTTCAACCTTTAGATGTTTCTTAAATAGGTCTGATCGTTCTTCGTTAGGTTCGTAGTCTTCTATTCTATACTTTTCGCCACTCTTTGCTGTAACAGGTCTGTATAATATACTTAGAATATTATGTAGATTTTCTTCTAAGTTTTCTGTATATGTTTCTAAGTCTACAAATTCTCCTAAAGTCATATCTACTAACTTCGGGTGGAAACCATACTCTACACCTTCTATTTCTATAAAGTGTTTAAGTTCGTCTGTAGGTACTGTTTCTAAAAACGTAGTTAAGTGTTTACCTAACTTACCTATACTTTTCATATCCAGACCGTACAATTGTCTTTTAGGTATATCCGTAATACAATTAAGTATTCTTATAACCTTTTCGATGTCGTGTACGTCTTCATCTTTTTTAAGAACTGCCATAAGTCTTTGATACCTTCCTAAGTTTAATTCGTCAAAACTTTCTGGTATATTAAAACTTAACTTCTTCTTACCGTTCAATAGTTTTACTTTCATAGTATATAATATAAATTTGTTGTTTTTAGTTTATTGTACGAAGTACTTACCGAAATTACTATCTATTTCGTAATACATACGCATAGCTAAACAGTCTGCGTAGTCTGGTGACCTTCCTATAATAGCCTTAACTGTGTCTTTGTCTACTATCTTATTCTTGTTGTCTTTGTCTTGGTCTTTAGATCGTACTTGTTCTAGTTCTTCTATAATATGTTGCCTTGTAGTTATGTTGTCGTTTACTATTCCTACTTGTCCTTTATTAACTAAGTCTGCTAACTTATAGTAACATTGTGTTTTAAGGTTCTGGTAGTTTTCGTTTTTTAAAGGTCTACTGTTATTTTGAAACCCTTTTATTCTTAGTATATCAATTAGACCTCCACCTAAACCGTCTTCGTCTGCTAGTATGTTATTCGTTGTAACACCTTCTTTTTGTTGTAGTGTCTTTATATAGTCTGCAAGTTCTGTTATTGTGTTAGTGTCAAAAGTCTTAATATTAGTTACTGTTAAACCACTCCATAACATAACAACTGATTTGTCTGTACCGAACCTTGCTACGTCACAAGTTATGTATTTACTTCCTTCTAAACCTGTCTGACTAAATAGGTTTAATATACTATTGTATTCTATTAGGTTATCGTCTGAAGCGTCGTATTCCCAATTCCCAAATAGTAGACGTTCTTTACTTAGTCTGTCTAGTTTTTCTAATTGTCCTTTATAGTGTTTACTTACAAATTCGTTATCGTCTACTAAAGCTTGTATAAACTTTCTATAGTTTGGTAGTGTATTCGTTTTAGCTGGTCTGTAGTATTCTGTATATACCCAATTCTTAGCTGGGTTACAACTTAAAAACATTTTAGGTATAAGTCCGTATTCGTCTAACTTATAACGTATTCTACTTGCTACTATGTTTTTAGCCTTTTCTGTTATCTGGTTACATTCGTCTATAAACGCACCTGTTATTTCTAAAGAACCTAAACTATCGAAGTTACGATCTGAAGGGTATAAGAATAAGTCTTTAAGTATTACTTCACTACCATTAAAGAAAGTTATTATATTAGTAGAACCATTAAAAGAATAGTGTTCGCCTGACTTAATACCGTATATACTACATACTTCAAATAAAGTGTTTAATGTCGTTTTCTTTAGTGTGTCTAATTTACTTCGTCCTATTAGGTATCGTGTCTTAGGGTATTTAATACAAAGTAATATAATCCAAGCACAACCTATAAAACTTTTACCACCACCTGCTGCACCACCGTATAAAACTTCTGTAGTATTATTATCAAATAGGTACTCTAACGCTTGACCTTGTGTTTTAGTAAATTTAGCGTCAATATTCAACCCCGTTTATCTTTACGTTAATTGTAATAGGTTCGTTATTACTTGTTAAGTCTAAACTATCACCGTAACCCCTTTTACGTCCTCGTGTCTTTAAATAAAATATTGTAGCTTGTGTGTTGTTATTCTTTATCTGTTCTTTTAAGTGTGTTTCTGCAAAGTCTACAAACTTACCTTCTATACTATCTACTTCTTTTCTAAAGTGTTCGTCTTCTTTATACCATTTGTAAAACTGTGTTCTACTTAGTTGTGCTTTATCGCAAGCTTCGGTTACTATTCCTAAAGACTTTTCTAAAGCTTCTACAAGTTTCTTTTTATTCTCTTGTGTTCGTTTCTGTTCGTTTTCCATATTATATAATATAAATAAGTCTTATTTATTTGTTTCGGGTTCTTCTAAGGTAAAATTAAACTCCGACATAGACCATACCCTTATCTGTTCGCAATAGTCTTTAAATTCACTTGTATTAAGTTCTTTACTTGTATCTGCTATAAACATATCTTTTAGTATTTCGTGCATTTCGAACTTATGGTAACCCAAGTAATTACCTAAAGGTATTACTATACACTTAAAATAGTATTTGTTTTGTGCGTGTGTTCTATTCACCTTTCATTTTATTATTAAACTTTTCTTCTATTGCTTGTCTACTATGTTTTATTTCGTTTCGGTGAATTTCTGGTATACCTTCGTATTCCTCTGTTCTTACTTGTTTCATATATTCGTCACAGCATATAGCGTCTTTACATACTAACCCGTTTGTCGTTGCTGCAAACTTTACTTTATATATATCTGTAGTCTTACTACATTCGTTACAAATAAACTTCATAGTCTGTTTTCTATTTGTGTTAGTATATACATTCCTAATACAAAACCTAGTCCAAATATTATTGCGTTTATCATTTCGATAAAAGGTATTCTAATAGTTGTAATGGTGTGTATATTCTTAGTTGATTACTATACATTTTATATATCTGTATAAACTCTTTATTTTCTTCGTCAAATATCCAAAAGGTTTTTACTCCGTTGTCTATTTGTTTTCTTAGTATGTTCTTAATGTTCTTGTATTTCATTTTCTGTATAGTGGCGTCCACTTTGAGTTTGCGTATGCATTTTCTTTTGTAGTAGATAGTTCACGTATTCCAAAGTGCATTTCGTACCCGTAGTCTTCTGTTATTATTTCTGGTAGTGTTATTACTTTGTCTTCTATATTTTCGTAGTCGTTTACTATAGAAGGTTTAACGTATCTCGTTTTAGTACGACCTATTAATTTACCTTTAATTATTTTCGACATATTTTTCTATTTCAAATTCTAAGTGTGCTTTAGCTTTAGTTAAACATTCTATTGGTTTGTCGTGTTTGTGGTACGATCTTAATATATAAGTTACTGCTGTTGCTAGGTGATAGGGTAAATCAAAGTTGTCGCATACCTTCCTAGCTTCGTAACCGTTCTTACCTTTGTAGTATTCTGGTACTCTATCATCTTTTTTCGTTGGTGTTACATTTTCCCATTTAGGATATGTACTACTTTGTTTAGCATTGTCTAAGTTCCTATCGAACTCGTAATAGTGTTTACTTTTTCCTTTTATTTTATTTCCCATAAAAAATACATTTTAAAATTCTTACCTACTTTCTTTAATACTCTTTTATACTCTTTAACTTCTTCTTCTTTTTTGTAGCGTGGGTTCTTAGAGTTTAGTTTTCGTTTCTTCATATCTTAGTTATTACGTCTTGCATAAATAAATACATTGTTTTTAAACAACTACTACAATTTGTATTTACACTGTATGTAGTATCGTGTATTGTGTTGTATAATTCTATTAGTCTTTGTTTACTCTTTACGTCTTTTATTTTTCCGTTGTCTATTAGTTTCCATACTTCCTTTATTTCGTCTTTAAGATGTGTAGGTATTTCATTAGGTGCTTCGTAAATTTGTGTAGCTAACCATTTTTTAGGATCGTCTGCACACTCCATAATTCCCATAGAAGCCTTGATACGCATAAAACAACCGCACAATTTACAACTACCTGTAGGTTTAAAATATTCTTCACAACCTCGACAAATGTCTAACCGTTCTTTATAGACTTCTTTATTTACAAAAAACCTATT